ATAATCAAAAATAAATAATTATGAAAAAGTTTTTAGAGAAGTATCTTATCGGTCAAATGGTAAAAAGTAAAAAGTTTTGGTATGCAGTTAGTTCTGTAGTTGTACCAGCTTTAGTTACTTACTTAGGAGTTGATGAAACAACTGCAAAAGATTTATACTACGCTATCTTAACTCTTATCGTAGGTCAGGGTATTGCTGATGTCGCTAAGAAATAATAGATACAGATTAAAGCCACACGAAATTGTGGCACTTGAAAAAATGCGAGAAGCCGAGACTAGAAACGTTCTAGTTATCGGTGACTTGCACGAACCGTTCTGTTTGGAAGGCTACTTAGACTTCTGTATAGAACAATACTATGCTTATAATTGCACAGAGGTTGTATTTATAGGCGATGTAATAGACAATCACTACTCTAGCTACCATGAGGCTAGTGCTGATGGAATGGGTGGCTTAGATGAGCTAGAATTAGCTATCAAGAAAATAGGCAGATGGCGAGATGCTTTTCCTATGGCTACAGTAATTATTGGAAACCATGACAGAATTATAATGCGTAAAGCTCAGACTTCCTCTATTCCTTCTAAATGGATTAAATCTTTTAAAGAAGTATTAGAAACTCCTGACTGGAACTTTGTAGAACGATACGAAGTTGACGGAGTACAATATATACATGGAGAAGGCGGAACAGCTAGGACTAAGTGTAGAGCTGATATGATGAATACTGTACAAGGTCATTTACATACCCAATGCTATACAGAACACTATGTAGGTAAGAAGTTCAGAGTCTTTGGAACTCAGGTCGGTTGTGGTATCAATCACAAGTCTTATGCTATGGCTTATGCTAAGTATGGTAAAAGACCAGCTGTTGGCTGTGCAGTAGTTCTTAATAATGGTCAAACTCCTATCAACCTGTTAATGCCTTTATAATGCAATTAAAAGAATCAACTAAGCTAAGTTTATTTTATTTTGCGCTTATTTTAATAGTTTTATATTTCTCAATTTAGGTTTTTAACCTCTTTTTTAACAACATTTTAATCTTTTTTTTAATTTATTTTAGTATCATTTACTAGATAAGCGATAACTATTTTTAATATTTTTAGTTAAAAACTTAGTTAAAAAGTTGGTTAATACAAAAAAAGGTTTTATCTTTGCCCTGTCAAAATTAAACTAATTAAATAATTAAGAAATGAACTACAAAATCGTAAACAAAAACACAAACGCTACTTATTTTTTAAATGAAAAAGAATATGAAACATTCTTTAAAGTAAACAGCCTTTACATTGATGGTGAGTTTAAATATAAAGTATATAATATAACTAAAGCAAAAGCTAAAAGAAATGCTAAGATGTTAGATGTAGTATCTTACTTTGCAATACTAGGAGCTTCAATGTTAGCTACAATACTTTACATTCAAAACTATTAAGATGACTAGAAAAGACGCAGAATACTTAGAATTTTCTACATACGTAGATTACAGCGAACCTAAAATATCTTTTATTACTGGTAAGCTAATTGATGACACTAAAGTAATAGCTGAAGAATGGCTTTTAAAACCTGATTTTATTCCTACTAAGGTAACAAGTTCAGGAGGTAATGACTTAGCTTATAACAGCCGTTCAGTTGTTGTTGTAGGAACTACTTTACAATGCTACAGAAAAGCTTGTGAAATGTTAAAGACTAAAGGCTGGCAACAGAAAGACTGTTGGGATGTAGAACTAAAGCCAATATATAAAAAACACTATAAGAATAATGGCAATTTGCCTGTAATAATAAACCTTAAATAAAATGACAAAACAAGAAATGCAAGAAAAAATAGATGATTTAAAATTACAATTAGAACAACCAATACATAAAAGACTGCACGAAATAAATACGTTTCAATGTGTAGATAACGAACTATATTTAAGAGGTAAGGATGAGTATGACAAAGACTTAACAATATGTTTTGATGCTTTTAACTTCTTAGAGTGGATAAACAAAGAACAAATAGAATATATAAAACAAAAAGTAATTGAGTATATAGAAGAAAAATAAATTTATTATTTTTAACGAAATTATTAACAGGCAAAAATCCTAGCCAATTAACATAGGTAGAATATATGAAAACAATAAACATTCATGGTAAACAGTATGTAGAAGTAAAAGAAAGGATTAAATACTTTAGAGAAAACTTTAAAGATTGGTCTTTGACATCAGAAGTTATTGACTTAACTGACGATAGATGTGTAATTAAAGCAACTATTTCAAATGAAAAAGGTAGGGTTATAGCTACAGGAATTGCTTACGAAAGCAAAGGTAGTTCTTATATTAACAAAACTTCTTTCATAGAAAATTGCGAAACAAGTGCTTGGGGTAGGGCTTTGGCTAATATTGGAATAGGCTTAGATGTAGCTATTGCAAGTGCTGATGAAGTTCTAAACGCTAAAGCACACGATAAACTTAAAAAGCCTAAAATAGAAAAACTATCTGACGCTAAATTCTCAGCTATGATTGTCGCTATTGGAGAGGGTAAAGGCGACACAGTTAGACAAAGGCTATGTAAATACAAAATATCTAAGAAACAACAAGCTAAACTAGATGAGCTTATGTCTGATAAAAAAGAAAAAAAGACTAATGGTGTTTTAGGTATTATAGATGAATTAAATTCAATAGAAGTACCAACAGAAATAAAAAATATTAATAACTAAATAAATAAATAAAAATGGAAGTAACAGGAAAACTAGTAAAGAAACTTGAATTAGAAACAGGAGTATCTAAAGCAGGTAAAGAATGGAAAAAGCAATCAATAGTAATTGATACAGGTAACGACTTTAATAATGAAGTATGCATAAGTGCCTTTGGTGATAAAGTAGGGCAAATGCAAAAGCTAGAAGTAGGTATGGAGGTATCAGTTCTTTGTAATGTTTATTCAAGAGAATACAACGGTAGATACTATCACAATATAGACGGCTACTTTTTCACTAATCAGAGTAATAAATCTTCAGAGAAAATAGAGAATGGAGAAGAAGATATGCCTTTCTAAGATGAATACAGAAGATAACTTTAAAAACCTTTGCAACCTTACTACAAGTTTAGTAGGGTTGCCTAAAGGCTCTCTAGCTTTAAAAACTAGAAAGACAGAATATCAAGTGCCTAGAATGGTTGCTGCTATGGTAGCAAGACTAGAAGATGAAACTCACAGAGGTGTAATTGCTAAGGTCTTGGATAGAGACAGAACAAGTGTAAACCATTACGAAAGATGTCATTCAGCTAATTATGCTTCTTTTCCTTTGTATCGTGATACCTTTAATAAAGTTTATAACGCTTACGCTGAAATTAAAGACGCTAAATTAACTTTCATTGACTTGTACAACTTACAGGAACACTTGAGAAAAAACGGAATACATGACAGCTTAAAACATCAAACAACTATACGTATTGTATCAGGTAAATTTGGGAAAGATGTTAAAGTTTCTTACAAAGACTTCTATAATCAATTAGAATTATGTAAGTTAGCCCTTCAAAATTATCAACACGAAATAGAAGTAATATGAATGAAAAGCCCAGTTACTATGCAATAATTCCTGCTGAAGTAAGATACAGCAAAAAGCTAACACCTAACGCTAAATTACTTTATGCAGAGATTACTGCTCTTTGCAATATGAATGGTAAGTGTACAGCTTCAACAGAATACTTTTGCAGACTGTATGAAGTTAGCAGAGTATCAATACAAAAGTGGCTAAAGAACTTGGAAGATAATAATTATATTAATAGGGTAAACATTTATAAGCCGTATAGTAAACAAATAGATTATCGCTTAATAACTTTGGTTAACATGCCTAGTAAAGAAAAGTTTACAGATAATACTAATATAAATATAACTAATACTAATCTTACAGATAGTAATAAAAAGGCGTTCTTTAAAAAACCAACTGTTGAAGAAGTACATCAATATTGTAATGAAAGGAAAAATAAAGTTTGTGCAGATGCCTTTATTGATTTTTACGAAAGCAAAAATTTTATGATTGGTAAAAACAAAATGAAAGATTGGAAGGCTTGCGTAAGAACATGGGAACGCAGAGAAGAAAAGAAACCTAAAACAATGTCTAAAATAGATATGCAATTAAATGAATACTTAAAAGGAAAAGAATATTTATGAAACCATTAAAACAAGAAAACATACAAGAACTTACTGAAAAAGTTTATGAGCTGATAGCAAAAACTTCTATAGAGATAGGACACAAAACGGATGGTAAATCTATGGCTAGTCTTAGTAAGATATTTGCTTCAGACTTAATACAAGAAAAGCGTTTCGGAAATATGACTTTTAATCAAGTTCAAGATGCATTTCATCAGGGCGTTAGATTTGGAAAGGATAAACCTTTTTTAAATATTAGAACATTCTACAAGTGGGTTTATGCTCACAAACAAGTAGTTGATGATGCGTACTATCAAGTACACACATTAGGAAAGCCAAAAGGAAATACCTTATGGTATCAAGAACCTGTAAAACTATTAAGATGATAGGTTGGGTATTAATAACAGCTGTTGTAATGTGGCTAATAAGAAAATTAAAATGAAGATATTAACAATTGTATGGGGAATAATAATTCTACTTTGTATTTTAGAAGCAATTTTATGTACTAAATTTGAAGACTATGAAAACAATTAAAATTAAATCAGGAGAAGTAAATTGCCAATCAGATGCAGTTCTCTGGCACTTAAAAACTTATGGAAGTATTACAAGCTATCAAGCTATAAAAGAATATGGAGCTACTAGACTTTCAGCTATTATATTTAAACATAGAAAAGAAGGCTATAATATAGACAGTATGCCATTGACTAAAAAAACAAGATTTGGAAGGAATACAAGAATAGCTAAGTATATCTATACAGCACCACCAAAAGAATTTATACAAGAGATTTTATGGGATTAAAAACCATAAGCAAACTAAAAAAGGAACTTGATAAAATATTTTCAGTTTACATAAGGCTTAGAGAATCTAACGAGTACGGAATGTGCCAATGCTTTACTTGCGGAATAGTAAGGCACTATAAAGACGGAATGCAGAACGGACACTTTCAGTCTAGGAAACATTTGTCTACAAGATTTAATGAGGAGAATTGTCAAGTTCAGTGCGTAAAATGTAATGTTTATGCTTGGGGTGAACAGTACAAGTTCTCGTTAGCTTTAGACTTTAAGTATGGAGAAGGCAAAGCTGAAGAATTACAATACTTAGCTAGAACAACTTTGAAGATAAGTCGTGTTGAATATGAAGAAAAAATAAGTTATTACAAATCACTTGTTGAAAAGTTAAAAAAAGAAAAAGAAATTGAGTAA